CGACTCGACCTAGTGCGTCGATGTCAGCCTCTGATAGTTGCGTGTCCCTATTGACGTTCAGTGCGCTCAAAAACGCAGACCGCCGATAGCGTGTCACAGCCTGCATGTCCCCAGCTTCGTCTCGTTCGTCTTCAGTAGCAATAGCCCCCTCGTAGAAACGGAACGCGATGACTTGTTTACCGTCATCGGTGTTCGTGATGTACCTGATTTTGAAGTCGGCAAGCATTAGTCTGGCAACCTAAATCCCATAGTCACGATAAGCCCCTTGGCAATCGTAGAATCCCCTCCGTTGCCGTCCACATCAATTCTTATCATGTCGTTTGTATCAACATCGTCGTAGGCACCTTCAAAAGTTACTGCTGTCCCAGCATCAGAACTGTCTAGCTCCCCGTCATCTATGACTAGATGGTTGGCAAGCATATCGTTTCCGGTAGCTGCATTCGTCGTGCTTGTGTTGAGGAAAAAATCGACATCTACAGTAGAGCCACTTCCTGCTGTGGCTACTCTTGCGTGAGCCTCTACTAAGTTCATGCCGTTTAACCCTGCGGGGATATGCAGAAAAAACTTTCCATCCCCCTCGGCTATATCTGTTCCAGAATCAAATACTACGCATTGAACATAGCGTGTTCCAAAAACCACGCTTTGAGATAGACTGTCTGGTGTTACCGCCCTACCAGTATCAGTACCTGTGGTTGTCTCTGCGGTGGTAGCCAACTCAACGATGCCTGAAACAGTCACTGAGGAAGAAACGACAGCCGCCCCACCAGCGGCATCTGCGTGGTCATGTGAGGCGTTCGTGAAGTCTACGATTGTCGGCGTTGTAAGCGTGGGCGTCGTAAGCGTGATTCCCGCTAGGGTCGTGGCCCAGGCGGGGATACCGCCGACTACGTGGAGTACGGCGTCAGTCACGCCCACCGCAAGGCGACGTAGCCCTGTCGCAGACTCAGCGTATGGGATGTCACCCGTCGCCTGAGACTGAAAGACATGGCCCGTACCGTCGCTGGAGATGTACTCTGTCGAGGTCATCTCCGCGCCTGGGTCTTTATGTTTGAATTCGTTAGCCATTAGTATTTATTCTTCCGTCCAGTCATCATCTGCTTTATCGTGTAAGGCTCGCTCAATGACGATAATCTCTTGCCCACCAAGTTCAATAACGTCCCTTGCCTCGTCCATCTCCACACGTTTCGCCGCAGTCGCTTCTGCAACGTCCACCTGTTGAAGCTCCCGGTCATAAAGAGAACGTAGGAACCTGCGCACCGCTAACTCTGTCTGCTCTTTGGAGGTTAACCCTACCCCGTCCTCGCCCACATGCTTGGCGATAGCGGAGCGGAGAGTCTTGACCACTGGCCCTTGGGCTGTGCCAGGGAGATTGACTGCTAAGTTGAAGTGAAAGGACATAAGTTGCGCTCCTTAAATTCCTAGTGCCGCTCGGCCTAGTTGGTAGTCCCGGAGGATAGCGTCAGCGGTTGGGACGGCGTTGGCTCCCACAGCGATGAACATCGGGCCAAGTGGGCCACCGGCAGTTGACATTCCTAACGGCGTACCGCCATCGGCAGCAGCGCCAAATCTGACTACGGTTGTTCCGTCTTCTTGAGCAACGTATGACCCATCGTTGAAGTCTTCCCTATCGGCCACACCGTCCGCATAGGTGATAATTGACGCCGCTGTGGCCGCATCGTCATGCTTGGTTACGGCAAGGTGATGCCACCCTTCTGCAAGAACTCCAGTCCGGCTACCAATTGTCGCGTTTGCCGAATCGTCAATAACGTTCAAATGAAATCGCTCGGTGGCTGAAAGATATGTTTCCCAATCCGTGCCTGCGTTTCCTTGAGTAGAGGATTTTGACATCAACGATTGGATATCTGAACCATTTACGATATTGACCCAACACGACCAGTAATAGCTAGGCTCGTTCGTTTCCGCTGTATCATTCCAGAACGCGGCATTAGGAGATTGAAGCCACTCATCGCTTTGGTTGAAGTTGATGACCGGAATCCCCGTTGGCCCCAAGTAACTTGGCGGGGTGTCAAAGTCGAACACGCTCTGGCTCTGGCTGTAGGTGAAGTTCACCTGCTGCCCGCCAATGGTCTTAACGACAGTCCCGGTATCGTGGGTCTGCCAGCCCATCGGGACTATCAGGGCGTCTGGGCCGAACAGAGATAGTCGGGCGTCGGCAAGAGCCTGCCACCGGACTTCCCGTTCAGCGAGGGTTAGACGCGCTTTCTCAAGTACCATCTATACCCCCAACATTTCCCGGCCAGTCTGGTACAGGGCCTTGACCTGGTTGGCGGTCAGTTCAGCACCTGTATGAATCATTCCACACGGCCCGCCCGCTATGGCTCCGTTCCAACGAGAACCATTATTGCTATTCTGTGCAAAGCCTATAATCGCATCAGTATCTTCCATCGAATCGTATATTCCAGCCGTAGAAACATCTGCATCGCCAACAGATACGCCGTTAATATACAATGTAATGCTTGCGTTTGGGTCAGATTCATCCCCGCCATAAGTTCCAACTACGTGATACCAAGTGTCAATCGATGGAACAACCGAATACGTGCGCCCTCGGTTACGATTCTGGCTAGAATCAATAACTCTCATTTCCCAATATCCGTCGTTTTGGATGTCTAGTAACCATTCACGTATATTAACTGAGGATTGTTTTGCCAACATGGTCGTGTTAATACTAATCGCAGATTTATTATTAACCCAACATGCCACGCTAAAAGCCGTGTCAACCGTGCCGTTTCCATGAGTCCAGTAGCCCGCATCAGGACTGTCTGCTTCTTCGTCCGTCCCGTTAAACGTAACTACCGGAACCTGCCCCGGCCCTACGTACTCCAGCGGCGTATCAAAGCTCGTCCTGGCCTCTGACCACGTGAACACCAACTGCTCCACACCCCTGGTCGTGAAGGTCGTGAAGTTGCTGGCCTCATGGTTCGGGTCGCCAAAGGGTAGGATGACCCCCGTGGTGATGCCGATGATGCTCTGGACACGGGCGTAGGCCGGTGCCCACAACGCCTGCTTGGCGGCGAGGGAGACTATCGGGGAGCGGGCTTTCTGTAGAACCATTACACCCCCAACAACGCGCGGTCATGCTGGTAGAGTTCTAGGACTTGGTCGGCGGTTAGTTCTATCTGGGTGAAGATGGGGCCGAGGGGGCCTCCTACCATGGTTCCTTCATATATGTTGCTCGACCCATAACTTCTAGCTCCAATCTCCATCTTTGCAGTCCCGTTCTCCATCCCGACGTAAGCAGCGTCATTGGTTGCCGAGCCATCATCCAGAACGCCATTGAAATATAGGTGGATTGAGTCTGCTGCTGATGCGCCACCGGCCCCATCATAAGTTGCAACAATAAAGGACAGAACTCCTGCACTCATTTGGGTAGCCCCGGCACGATTTATGTACTTCTGTACGCTTTGGTCTGAAATTTCTAATTGTCCACGACCAGTTATTACTGCAAATCGCCACTCAATGTTTCCGCCCGCGTATTTTGACATCACCATGTTAGAACCAGCGGCTGTAGATGTACCCCAGAAGCCAAGACTCCAAGGTTCCCCACTCGTATCGTCACGGCTAAAATAGTTAATGTCGGGCGTATCGGTTTGTTCCCCTGTTCCATTGAATGTCAGTAACGGGATAGTGGAAGGGCCAATGAAAGTTGGCGGTACGTCCCAATCCGTCAAAGCCGACTCGTGGGTATAAACTAACTGTTCCTCACCAATGGAAGTAGTAGTCGTACGGCCAGCATTCTCATGGTTCGCATCAAACAGCGGCACGATGATGCCCGTGGAGCCAATTATCCCCAGACGTGCCTCATAGGCAGGTGCCCAGATGGCCTGCTTCTCAGCGTACAGCGAACCGTAGGGAGCGCGGGTGAGTACCATTAGACTAATGGCCCCATGTTATAGCGTGGGGTCGGCATCATAGAACTCCCCTTTCAACACCCCAGAAGTACCGCTAGTCCGTATGAACTTAGTGTTCACAATCTCACTTTGGCTAAGAGTAATCTGGTCTCCTATTTCCATTAACTTGCCCTCGCTGGCTGTAGGGGCTGTCCCGTCCCCACGGTAACGAACCTGGGCAGTCTCTAGTATTCCAACAAACGACTTGCGATGGGAGCTATCAGCAGTCAAAGCAACAGCCGTACCTGCAATCGTCAAAGATTCATATGCGCCCACATTGTAATTAGCTGCCATTCTTCTTCTCCCACTTCTGGTGTTTCTTGCCGCGTTGGTGCTGAGCTATGTATCCGGCCTTATATTCTTGTCCACAGGTGCAGATGTCGAATCGGGCTTCGGCGCTGACGACAGCTTGGGGCTGCGCTCCTGTTTGGGTTGCGAGTCCGAGGAGCTGGCGTTGGAAGTTACGTTCTTCTTCTTTCTCTTTCCTTTCCCTGTCGTCGGAGATGGTTTGCCATTCCATTCGGTGTCGGACTTGGACGTGCCGATTAACTTGGAACTCAGAAACGAGATTGGACTTATTACAAACCGCAAAACCCCAGATATCATACTGCCCCCTATCAGGATCGTCTTTATGGAGTAGGCACTTGAGCGTGCCCCTTACAGGCTCGAACGCAGGTTTTACTGTCGTGAAGAACCTTGTGCCATCTAGCCGGAGCTTCGAAAGTTGGGCTTCGAGCATATTACGATTAACGACAGACCGTTCACCATCCGCTGTATCGTAAACATAGACATAGCCCGCCGATTCTAGGGATGCTATCTGCACATCAATCGGGAAGGCATCCGACGAAGAATGAATGACCTGGCTTCTGTTAAAATTCCCAGGTTCGGGGGCCGCTTCTGCTTCTTCTATCAACTCCACGGTCATCTTTTCAGTTGTCATACGCCCTTCTCCTTAGCTACCGTTATTAATTTATCTACGTGGTCGTGGTATTCAGTGACTAAATCACGGGGCTGTATCTCTGGACGGACTGTTGGGCCTAGTCGTACAAACTCAGCTATCTCCCGCAACTCACCTACACTATGAAGGACTTCCATACGCCTGGTAGCCGCATCCCATACACCCCCTGGTATACGAAACGCATCAGCGGAGAAGTCTTTAGCCGCCCCCAGGTCTTCACGGTATTCGGCAAGTCGTTCCCCCCGTACCACGGAGATAATCTGATATCTGCGCCACCCACTACTATCAGGGGATTGCAGATTAAGCTCGACAAGATTAAACGCAGGTTCGTCGAGATGTACTTCGATGGTGGCTGAAACTAATTTACTCATGCTATGTCCAGGCCGGGATATACATGACTGTGCCACCGTCATCTGTGACGGTAAGCCACTTAGTGATGGTGGCTGTGCCTACCCCAGATGGCGCAACATTGGAGATGGTGACAGTCCCAGAAGCATTGGCCGTCCACTGGTCACTGTCATTCATGGTGATGGTCCCATCCACCGTAAGGCCGTTGACGATAGATAGGCTTGGTGCAATATTGTTGAATTGTGCCACGACAGTACCGTCCACAGTTACTTCCAACCGTGAACGGCTACTGTCGTAGTGAAACCCTCTACGAGTGGTCAACCGTGACTAGCCTTAGACAGTCCAGTCGCGGTTGGCCCAGACCCTGATGTAATCAACGTCCAGGGTTTTCACCGCTGTGGTCTTGGACTCCACTATGACGTTCAAGCACAGGTCTACAGAAGTAGAAACTGCGCCGGTAACGGTCTGCTCCAATACTCCATCAACCCACCATTCGACGGTGCCGTTGGGGAACAGTTCCAGTCGCAGGACTTGGTACTTACCAGCGGTAGCATCGGCATCAAAATCAACTGACGTGGAAGTAGTCTCCCCGGTGGTAGTACCACCGTTGTACACACCGTGCCAGTCACTATTATCAGTTAGGTCTGATGCCATCAGGAACCCTACTAAGTCGGAAGCGGTCAGTGTGACGGTGATGGTATCACCATGACAAATCGCGCCTTCAACGATAGCCAGATCAGTGTTTACATCAGAAAAACCAATGAAGACTTCACCCGTGTTGAGTGCTGCCTGGCGAACCCGCGCTTCCAGAACGATGCTGCCCATAAGAGCTACATCAAACATGGTCGCACTCTGGAGGCCAGCGGCATGGACATCCTCATTGGTCGTGGTGAGTTGTATCACACCATTAAGGCCATCATCAGAGTCCAGACGAGGCGCACCAGAGTCAGTCTCTGAAATGCCCTGACCAACAATGTTCAGCCCCCCAAGGGCTATCGGAGGAACAGTGGTCGCGGCCAACGTAGACGCCGCACCATAGAAATCCTCGTCAATCATAAGTCTGCTGTCACTACCTTGTGCCATATTGTTCACCTTTTTGTTTGAGCTGTAGCTCTAGATTTCGTATTCGCACCCTATAGGGGGCCACTGCTAGGAATATGCTATCCCTAGGGATGGCGGCTAGGTTCTCTAACCGCACATCCGCAGGTTGACCATTCAGATTATGTACGACCCACCCTTTAGGTATGGGGCCATGAGCCTCAGACCAGATGGTGCGCCGGATGTTCACTACGACGTAGGCAGGGCAGCGTCCGATTGTATCTCGAACAGCCAGTTTCCTGCGCTACGCTCGCCGTAGGCATACTCGTCATAGAGATACACCACGGTAGCTCCACCACCGATGTCTTCCCGGCGTACCGTAGCGGTACGGGGAGCGCGTCCCTGTACCATCACGATGGCCTCTTGAGCGAACACGCCGCCCTTGGCATCGAGGGTCGTAGAGTCGATGGTGATGTTCCCGTCTTCAAAGACTTCGACCCCCGCAATCTTGCCACGGAAGCCCTCTGTGAATACACGGGCGGTAAGACCCTCAGTGACTTCACCACCTGCTGCCGTACCGACATTGACGGTTAGCTCGTCGTAGAGGTCTTTTATCTGGAAGCCGTGGAGAACCGCACGGTAAGGCGGGTTCCCAGGCTCTGTGGCGTTGCTGCTGATGCGGTAAGCCGCCGCAGCGATGACGCCAGAAGCCAGGGTAGTACCAGCACCGGAAAGGATAGTGGTCGCGCCGTCAAGGACAGTGAGGCCGTCTTCGTCTTTCTTACGCTGGATTGCCTGTTGTGCCAAGCTACCAAGCTGGGCATAGGACTGCGAGTTGATACGGGAAGCAACCCGGTCAGTCACCAGGGTTTGAATACCAGTGACCGTGGGGGTGATGCTGAAGACCGTATCAGACATCTGCTGTGGGTTATCCAGCGTGGTGGTTTCAGTGATGTTCTGAGCACTAAGCGCAGCCATCGAAATCTCACGCCAGCTGGTGCCGGTGCCCTCTGACAAAGTTACTTTGTCAACGAGGTTGGGCATGACGCCCTCATATTCACGGACTTGTCGAGCCGACGCCACAACAGTATCAAGACTATCGGCTAGTGATTGGGTAATGGTATCGCCAGCAGCCATAGCTAGTTCCTACCTTCGTTTATTTATTTTGGTTGCTCTTGCGTGTTCTGCGCGGCTAGGGTTATCCATCTTACCGTATGTCTGAGTAAACCACGTCCAGTCATCTTGGCTGGCACCGCCTCCGGCGCTAGTGGGGCCAGTATCTAAGTCATAGATACCGGCTTCTTCTAGCCGTTGGGTAGCAGCTTTACGTTCCTCATCTCTGACGTTATTAGTCGCCTGGACCGCCTTACTACGCTCTGCTTGCCGTACCACTTCATGGGCTCGGACCAATGTACTATATAGTCCGGACACGCTTTTATTCTTATGCGCTTCTACCCATGATTGGCGCACTTCTTCTAGTTCGGGGGCAACATGCAAGTCTAGGATTTCATTCCCATCCACGTCTTGCATCGCCCCACGTAACTGGTTAGTAAGTGCTTCGTATCGTCCCTGGTACGTCCTGCCACGCTGGTTATTTTGTGATTGCGCCTGTATTTGAGTGAGCTGTTGTGGAAGATTCTCGGTGTCACCTTCCGCTAATGCTTTGATCAGGGCTGCGTTTGATTGCTCCATAGCAACCATACGGTCACCTATACCAAGAATAGCGGTATCAGTGTCATCGCGCTTTCGATTCCTACCTTGCTCAGTCTTTAATTGCTGCTCTAGCCTTTCAGCTTGAGTCTTCCAGTCTACTTCTGGCTCTACCGTAGCCTCGGTTTCAGCTTCTTGTACTTCTGGCTGTGGGGCGTCAGGTTCCTGAGTTACCACTTCCTCCGATACTTGCTGCTCGTCTGCCATATTACCTCCGTGAGTTACCTACTATAGGGTCGTCACAGTTATATGAAAGCACTGGGACTACTAAATGTCAACTATCTACCGCTGCGTAGCCTCTGCAACCACTGTGCATCATCTTCTATAGACTCATTAGGGATAGAAGGAGCTGCTTGCTGTCCAAACAATTCAGGATATAGATCAGGTCTAGCCCTCCTGGGATCTCTAAGCTCTAACGCCTGAGGGTTCTGGTCGTAGCCCATCCGCTCGATGATGCTCCTCATCTCCTCGATGCCCTTCCCAGTCACAGGGCTTGTCTCATAGCCCCAGTGAACCAGTTTCTGTTCTAGGTATCCTGCCTGGGCATCGCCTGCTTGATCCCGTTTCATCAGCCAATCTGAGGTCATGTTGCTGACCCATGTCTGTATCCTTCTAACCGCCGGGTTAGCCATGCGCTGGGCTGTGATGCTCATGTTCTTATATTGCTCGTAGGCAAGACGCTGTTCTGGCAGTAGTTCTTTCTCGTCCTTGACTAGTTCCTCCTGCCAGTCCCACACCTCACGTAAGGCCCGTTTGTCTTTCCGTAACTGCATGGCCGTAGTGTCGTTATTCAACCCAGAGACACTCAGTACGTACTCTAGTTCTTCTGGAGCGTGGTCGTCTTCAAACTTCTCCATCAGTTCATCGAAGATACCCCAGAGGATCGTATCGCCTGTCCCCTTGGATAGCTCGAAGACCTTGTGGTAGTCGAACATGGCCTGCTCGAATCTATCATCAGCCTCAGGTTCTTCTTGGAAGAGTTCGTAATCCCGAATGGTCTTCTCATGCTCGGCCCAGCGGCGCTTCTGGATGTCTTCTAGCTGCTTTTGGTACTCGATCCCGTCTACTGGCCGCACGCCCTTCTCTAGGTCTTCGGGACTTACAGGTTCATGGAGCTGACTTGCTAGTTCAGTCTGCTCAATGATATATCTAGCATCCTGCTCATCCCATTCCCTGGACGCATCCCCGTATGGACCCCGGCCTGTTCGGACTATATCCTCGGCTATGGTCGAGAATTCTTCTTCCATAAATTTCTGTTCGAGCGGGTCGGCGTCATACCAGGTCTTGCCCCGTTCCGTAAGACCTAGCCTTACCCTACGGCGATACAGCTCATGCTGTGGGTCATTCATCGCCTCTTGAAAGAGTATGTCCATCTGGGCATTAGGCGACGCACGCCCCTGTAGGCCGAATACTTCAGCCGCGATAGCCTCATAGCGCCCTTCTTGTATGGCTTCAATGACACCACCTACCGATATAGGTTCACCGAACTCTGAAAGAAGGGCGGGAACGCCACCGATGCCGGAAATCTCCTCGCCTTCAAAGGTGCGATATTCACCTGTAGCCATGATGTCTACAGTGATCCCCATCGCCCTGATAGGTACGCCGGCGCGGCTTTTCAAGAAGTTAGTAGCCTCTTTCCAGGCTTTGGCTGTGTCGCCCTCTATCAAGGCCAGACTGATCCTGGCCATCGTGCGGAAATAGCCATACAGCGGCCCCATTAGGTTGAAGTAAGTCCTACCGACGGGGAACTGGAACCAGTCTGCCGCATACGGGTCATGGAAGTTCGGAGGTCTGCCTGTCTGCACGTAGTGGATGCCAGTGGTCATAGATGTGACACCCGCCAGCATCTGCATCAGAGCCCGCTTGGCTTCTATGCTATCTGCTCCGCGAGTAGGGCGCACGGCCAGAGCTATCAGCCCCATATTGGCGCGCATGAACCGCGCCGCAAAGGCTGTCAATGCCTCTATGGTCCTCTGTGTGGGCCGGATACCCAAGATGGCGTGGCTCTCGGTGCCCAGTTCTTTACGTATGGCCTTATTAAGGTCAATCAGGGCGTTTCGCGCCTCGTCTGACTCCAGGGGTATGAACTCGTTAGGTTTGACCCGCCCCTTGAACACCTTGGTCCTGGTGGCCTTGTACATCTCTGTCTGGCCTATGATGATGAACCACTCAAAAGACCGCTGGAACGCTTTGAACGCCGGCCCGAACAAAGGCAGCCTGGTAGGTACGGACGCTATACCTGTCTGGGTGAACATATATTCGGTAGGCATGATGATGCCCCCTAGCTCCGACCCTTCATCCATGAACCGGTGGTTCTTATTCGCATATACCCACGGGGTACGGACAAAAGCCTTCGTACTCTCGCTAACGGCTCTAAACCAGACGACGGGGTTACGCCAAAGTAGGGTCTGCCCGTTAATGAACATGCCCGCAAGGTCCACGTTGGTCAATAGAGCCCTGGATAGCTGGGCAATCTCAGCGGTAGTCTCTACGATGGGACCAGTGAGAGGATCCGCTCCTCTCCTAGCACGCTGTACCTGGGGTATATAGATATTCTCGAAGATCTCATCGACGAGTGAGCGGTCATTGATGCGGCTACCCAGGAGTACCTCATGGAAATTCGGGTTAGCCATCGCATCTATGGCGCGGTACTGTCTGTATGCGGTGACGAATTCCGCATCAGCCCTACGGAGGGCAAGTTCAAGCTGGGGGGTCGGATCAGCTTTATATAACTTACGGGCAAGAACGCGATTCTCTCTAGCTTGCTTTAATGATTTCTTGACTTCTGGGCCTTCAGTGAACCATTTCGGGTCTGCCGCTCTCTCTGCTCGTGTCTTGAAAGGCTTACCTTCAGCGGTCTTTAGATTCAAGACCTTATCCCAGGCCATCTTATGGGTATAGCTATCTATACCGGCATTAAGACGGGCTAGTAAGCGTACAGCCGGGTCAGTCTCCCATTGGAATCCCAACTTAATCGCTTCATCCATATCGTCGAAGACGCGCCCGAACATATAGTCTTCTTTGGCGCGGCCAGCGGGTGTCGGGCGAGTGGATATCTTCCTCCAGATCTCATCGAAAGTCTTCTGGGATTTGTGGCCTGCTGGCCCTCCGCGAACCATACGGTGCCAGTAGTTCTCTGCAAGGGTCTGGACGTTCACACCGATGGCCTGGTTACGACGTAGGTTCTGCTCCATCATATCCATGCCCATCTTAATATGAGCCTTCTGTTTTTCGTTCAAGAAGTAGACCTGCTTCTTCTTGCCAGTCGGTACGAACTCTTTGCCAGTCCTGGGGTTTATCTCCGCCGGTACACGGATGCCCTTCTCCACCTCATCCATGTCTTTCAAGATGTCATCTATGGTGCCGTGCATGGGGGAGTTCTTTACGAGGTCAGCCTCGTAGCCAGTCACCTTCTGCGCCCGCCATATTCCCTTGTTATTCATGGCAATATCGCGCAGACCCCTGATCTCTTTCATGCCTAGCTCTGGGTAGGCTACGGCCCTCCAGGCTAGGACCGCGAAATGTGCCCGTGTACCGTCCATCTCTATTTGTAGAGTGGCTTCGTGCCCGATGAACCGCACGGGGTCCTTTAGTTCTAACTGGGCCCGGTTCCAAATGCCGAGCAATTTCTCCGCGCCTGGTACTCTATCCGCTATCTTATTAGCGAGGCCAGGCTTATCGAAAAGGATGTTGTAGTGGCCGTACTCAGCCATATCAAAGAGTAGTTCGCCTGGTTTTATGGGCCAGACCCTATCGCCCAGGGCTGCCCGCTGCCAGGGCTCCAATGCCGCCATCCCGCGTGCTTCATTGATACGTTCCGCTATGGTGTGCGTGTAGCCCTCGATGGTGGGCTTCGGGATATAACCGTAGGCACTTACACCTGCTTCACCTCCCCGGGCTGCATCCACAGAACTCGCACGGGGGAAGCTAGCATTTAAAGCGTCGGCGATATCGTCACTGATATTGGTATCGCTCAGGCGCTGGGCCATAGACTCGGTAGCGGTGCCTATGAACTGATTAGCGTTGGTGTTACCTTCTCTAGCAAATCTGCCAGCGAAGTTCATGTTATCTAGATTGGGGTAGATATCTCCGATCTGCCTGAGTATCTGCTGCATCCCCGCTCTCCCGAACATGCCAGGGCCAGTACCTTCAGCGATAGGATAGAACGCCAAGACCTCGACACCGACTTTATCACCTACCTTCTGTATCTCTAAAGCGGCTACGACCTCGCCGTAAGGGCTATCGCCATCTATGATATGGAGCAGTTCTTTATCCCCGAATACATTAGGGGCTAGTGCTGGCGCATTGACCTTACGGACAAGGGGGCCAACCTCGTTTGCCTGGCCCACACGCGTATGGGATATATGATGTCTAGCAAGATCTTCATCAGGAAGGCCAAGGCGCTGTTCTACGCGCGATAAGGCTCCGGCCTGGTCGCTTGGTAGCTCTATCCCGAAGCGTTTCATAGTTTGTTGCTGTATATCAGCAGCGTCAGTCGCCCATTTGGTGTTTATTTGGTTAGCGATACTACTTAAGTTGGCACGCTGGGTACGCACCCATCTATCTAGGCTTAAACCACCAATCTTCGAGACATCCTCATCTATGACAGCCTTGGCTCCCGGGATTATCTTCCCCGGTCTTACAAAGCGCGTGATCTTGAACGCATCTGTGGGGAGCCCAACATCCCCAAGACCTGGGAGTTCCTTGGGTAGCCATGCCCAGAATCTTTCAAGGGCACCAGCGCGCTCTAGGTCAGTCACACCTGAGGCAGCAAAGGCTGGCTCGTCCCGTAAGATGCGGCTGGAGGGTATAAAGGCACGGTGAGGTCCTTCTGTATAGAGCCCAGGGTCAATAATTGACGGCGCCTTGGGTGGGCCTAATTTTGCAGAAGCCTCTAATACCTCAGCCCTACTAGCACTACCAGGCAATATCTGGAACTCATCTCCCTGTTTAGCTAGTGCTTCAGCAACAACGTCGATGCCCGGATCAGCAGCCTCCCAGGGCATCCTTGGCCCTGCCTCTGCAAAAGGAAGTGCATCTTCGCCAGGCCCAACGAACCAGTACCGTAGCCGGTCAGAGAATTTGTTCTTTAGAATATTCTGGTATATCGCTTCAGCTTCATCTGTGCGGCCCTTACGCAAGAGGAAGTTCATAGTCCCTATTGCTATAGCTTCTAACTGATCAAATATACTTTGCAGCAGATTCCGATATTCTGGTATCTCTTGGAGGATGTCCCGCATAGCTTTGTCGGCCATCACCTCCGCGAACCATTCATTGAACCCACCCTCATACCGATAAGCCTTGTTCATCGAGAGTAGTTCAGCATCTGTAAGGACGCGCCCACCTGTGCGAGCGGCTCTAAGGTTGTTGGTAGCCTCTATGACACTCTTGCCATTATCAGCCATATCCTTGGCCCACTGGGTCCGCAATAGGCCGATCTGCTCAGGGGGAATGAACTGTTCGATGTGGTGGAAGATCTCATGGATGATGACACGAGATGGATCAGCTGACGTATTGACCACCTGCTTTATTACGGTAAGCATCGTGGGGGAGGCTTGGTAGAATCCCCCTATTCTCGTTCCGGCCGGCTCGCCGAGGCGGGCGGCAGTAGCTTCATCTAGAACATTTCGGAACGAAGACATCAGGTCGTCTAGTAGATTTGCAGGCAGACTATCTATGAACTCCATAGCGTCTACTGCAGCTGTAGGGTCTAAGCCCTTACTGACTTCCAGGCGGAGTCTACCCTTCAATGCTTGTGCGCCAGTAGCAGGGAAAGTAGTCGTCGCAGCAGGCCCTAGCGCCCCTATTTCCTCTATTCTTTCAATATTAGGCACACCTGGTTTCGGGCCTGGATAAGGTACAACGTCCCACTTGTTAGGATTCTCAGAGACTAATTGGTACTGTTTGCCTCTCTTATATGGGCGAAGGATATCGCCAACCTTCGCATTTTTCCAATCGCTGTACTCCACAAATGGTGCAGCACTAGGTGTCGGCGGTTCCACGACAGCAAGGCCAGAAGGACGCACGGTGATGCGGCGGCCATTAGGGAAGTCCCGACTGACGATGATTATCTGCTGTTCGCCTACTTGCAGTGTTTCGTCTATGATTCTGTAATACACAGACTGGGGGTCGATGACCTTGCCGATATCATCAGCGTTCTTGACTAGAGCAATTGCTGTTTTGCCGCTTATCTTCAGTCCCCGGTATAGCTTGCTAACTGCACCGCCGACAGGGAAAACGATATCAGGGGATACAACCCCCATGAATATCTGTTGCCTCATAGGGCGGGCGATATGGGTGTCTATGATCTTATGGTAGAGGTCCCCTGGTCTGGTTATAGCATCAGGGTCAGTAGGATCTTGAGCAAGTAGTTCTTCTACGATAGTATTGGCAAACCCTGTCTTGGGGTCTATCCCTTCAAACATCCAGGCAGTAGCAGGGAATCCGTGAGTCTTCATCCACTCTTGAGCCCCTTCTTCGCCTAAGAAACCCAGGGCATACCACTTGCCATAGAAATCCTCAGTCTCTTGGCCGAGGGTTTCACCAATGGTTGTTTTGATTCCGCCCATGATAGTAGCGGGTATTTCTGTACCAGCAGCCCAAGCCTCACCTACCGCATCCCGCACTGTTGCTGCCGCTGGGCTTACATAAGGGATGTGGGGCAGATTTCCCTTGGTATACCAGGGCTGTTCTGGCTCTGGGGGCTCCATAGAGAACGGGGTGAATAGGTCAGGTGCCTGCGGTTCTATAGGGAATGGGTGTAAGAACTGGTCTTGCTGCTGTGACGTTAGCGCCTGCTCGAAAGATTCAAAAGGCACACGGTAACCACCGCCACCTTCTTGTGGTATGGTCCCGGCGCTTTCACCAGGCATGATAAAGCCCGCAGTACCGACACCTATGCCGCCTTCCTGATACTCCATCTGCACCAGGTCTTCCATGCTTAGCGTGGTGTCGCCAACCTGTGGCTGTGGCTCTAGACTTTTCCGAAAGGCGTCAGCACGCTTCTCGGCTGGTGTCTTTATTATCCGATCATACGGATTAGCCATGCGCTATCTCTTCAAAGTATGCGCCGCGTTCTTTGCTATAGAAATATACGTGGCTCAACTTACACCGATTGCAGTCTTTCCGTCCCCATTCCTTGGGGTTATCATTCCATGCGTGCCCAAACCACTTGCACAACGTCTTACCTATTCCCATACCGCGTCCTCCCTGTTCCCCTAGGAGTGAATCTTGCCTGCCGTGTGCCGCCCTGACCCATCGGAACCATCGAGCGGAACTCACGTTCAAAATCAACTTGGCCTATTCCTCCCTTAGTTAAAGCAAGCTCTTGATAGGCTTCTATCTCAGAAGGAATAAGGTTACTTATTGTTTGTGCAGATGGCGCTCTCATCCCCGCCTGACGGAACAAGGAACGGGGTGCGCGGGTAGGCCGTCCTGTCAGCATCTCTGAGACACCCGCAGGCATAACCTGTGCACCTGGGGGTAAGTCCGTAACCTCTGGCCCCATATCACCGACGAAGCCACCAAATTGAAAAGAATCTATAGCCTTAGCAAACTCACCGCGTCGGCGTAATCTCTTTGCCTGGGCAGGCTTCATCTTCCTGTCTAATGGGATTATCTCCGTACCATTAGGAAAGAGTGCCAGCTCAGGGCCAGATTCCCCAACGAGGGTGAGCCTATCATCAGTACGTGTTCCCCTTGCACCTTCGCCATACCACTCGGCGGGTTCTATGTAGTCTTCAACATATGGTATGTCAGCCTCGGCTCCCCCTACCGACGACGAGCCAAAGAACGGGATGATACCGGCCATCGTTTCCATAAAGCCGCGTTGCTCAGGCTCAACACGCACGTCTGGGATAAAGTCTATACCACCATAGAAAGGTTCTTCGGTTATTGACTCTATGGCCCTTGCTCTCTGCCACGGTTCCGCCATTGATGTCCCCGCCGCTGCGGTAGGAACGATACTAGCCGGGGCAAGAGCAGTAGCAAAGGTAGTAGTCTCCTCTCCTAGATTGCGGCGGCGCATCTCCTCGCCAGTGATAATAGGCGTGGCAGGCCCAGTATCTATTGGCCCTGCTTCTTTAGGACGGGGGTACGTAGTCCAACTGGCGGGAGTTAAATCACCAGCAGCTACCTCTGGTTTGGAGCCTGGAATATAGGTATATGGATACTCGCTTCGATACTGGCCTTGCGGAAATTCGGTAGCATACTCTATCTGAGCCTGTCTGTCTCTAACCTGCTGTGCTATCCGCGCACTTTCCGGGTCTTCCAGATATTCAGCACCAATCCGTGCCCAGTAATCAGGGTCATTTAACTGGCCCCTAGACATAAAGCCTTCGCCAGGGGTGGCGAATATATCATCTAAATCATCAGCCCCATATCCGCCACCCTCCACAGCTTGGTCAATGGCATACTGTCCAACCTGTGCGCGAATCTCTTGTTCTCTACCTGCTGCAATCATCTCGTCAACAGTTAGCCCAGATGCTGGGTCTACTGCCTGTGCTGCATCGGCACCAAACGTCCCGTAGTCAAAGTCGATTCCTTCATCTTCCGCGCGAGTCTGGCCGGGGGCAACAACAGCCGTAAAGTCGCTTACTGGTGGGGCTTGGGACGCTGCGGCAATTTCTTCGCCTTCGCCTGTGTCGAACCGAGTCATCCATTCTGGTACTGGGGTTGGTGCTACTGCGGCTAACGTGCCAGGGTCTTCGCTCCCATCGATAACTTCAGGGGCAGTAGTAGAGGCTAGTTGCTGCTGCAACCATGCAAGGCGGGCTGGCATTTCTTCATCAAATGCAAGGTCTTCGTTAATCGTCTCTCGTATAGAGTCATATGTCCACGCGCCGCTTTCAACCAATCTCCTAGCCAAATCACTATATTGCATCCCTGATGTCATGTCCTCGAAGGCCCAATCCTTCCACTCATCACCAGGGGTATCAGGGACAAAACCACTACTAGCGTCGGCTCCGATAGGGGCTGTATCTACGATTGCCTCAGCTGTGGTAGCTGGGTCAGTGGTAGGCGCAGCAGCCGCTGTCGTGAGAGTCTTGCCGCCGTCTAGGCTGACCGGGGCTGAGTTGAGTGCCACGAAGTTAGTGGGTACAAGACCGCTGGAAGATGCCACCGTCATATCATTGACAGTCCCTGGCTCAGCGCCTGGCGTAGATGTCATGTTCTCTGTGGGGATGCCCATAGAGTTCTGTAGGCCGACCCAAGCCTGTGTGGCCCACGCAGGCGGCGCACCGACACGGCGTAGTTCGCCCATCGGGCCGGGAGTGGGTTCAAAGATGCCACGGACTATGGCAGAGATGGTGAAGATGTCTGCGGGGGTACGTGCCCAGTCCATCGCCGCATTGAAGTATTCCAGGCTGGTTGGGCGGTCACGGAAGTTGGCCTTGGTGACAGCCGCGTCCATGTTGCCTTCGATAAGGTGCATGGATATCTGGTCATCGATGGAAGGAACGGCAGCGTCCTTCAAAGTCCCGTCAGGCTGCTGGAAATAGGGCATCATCGTCTGGGGGTCGATGATGTAACTAGGGTCTACACGCTGTTTGATAGCAGAGAGTTCGCCCGTTCGTTGTTCTAAGACATCATAGCCAGTAAGCTCGACGCCGATATCCTTGCGTAAACGTCCTGCGCTGACCTCGTACTCTCCTGGTTTAAGTGCGGCAGCGGGCTTGACCTTATCTATCTTGGTGACCTTGCCATTTGATATGACTATATCTGAGTCATACTGGTCGCCTAACGGGATGACCTGGTAATCAGCATCCTTATCGAACCCGTACTTGGATAGGTCCCCGAGCCTAGCTTCTAAAGCCTTGATCACCCCGGCGAACTGCTCCATATCGACGGTGCCAAGTAGTATTCGCCCGTTCCAGTCTCTCCGTTCAAGGTCCGGCCACGTATCTTCCCCATATACCTTTCCCCAGAGTTCTTTTAGATGACGGGCGCACCCTGTTCTGCGGCCCTTTGCCCCAGGTCCCCTTCGCCCTCACGGAACTCCTGATTGTACATGCTGGCGTATTCGCGGAACTGTTCAGGGTCGCGGAGGTTGAAGACCATCTCATCGTCTGGCCCGTCTCCGGCATACAGCACCATATTCGCGCCGCTGCCTTCTACCCGCCTGGCACGGATATCTTCACGGAGCCACCTATCCATCGCCTGGGAGTAGACCCACTGGCCCTGGTGGCCAGCGCCGATCATCTTGTGCCATACGCGCCACCGCCCGTCTGGCCCTAACTGTAGATCGCCTTCGCTATTATGACTAGCCAATTCCGTTTCTCCCTGCGTAGCCCGGCATATGATTGAGTATCGCCTGCGAGCCTTGTTCGTCTATCTCCATCTGGCGCTGGAACTGTGTCTTCTTCTGCCAGTCGTTCTGCCAGACTGACTTACTGCTTACCCGCTCCATACCAAATGGTACAGGTGGGTTCGGACCATTCTCGGCATCTGCTCCAGCCTCGAATAATTCATTGAACTCGTTAGCCACATTCAACATAGCTTCGGTGAACTGGTTCTTTACACTCATCGTGCCAACTCCTGTCCAACTCTGCTCGGGCTTGCGGTGCCTGGGGTAAGTGGGTTCCGTGTCGGTCTGCCTGTCCCGCCCATCCCAGCCATAGCGCCCATACTCTGTTGTATCGGCATACCGTCAGGGCCAAGCATCGGGCCTTCCTCTCCCGGCATAGCGCCGCCTGGAGCCTGGGCCTGGGCCTGTGCTTGCTGCTTGGCCTGTTCTTCTTCTTGTTGTTCTAGCATATTAAGTATGCCAGCCTCACGAGCCACGGCCTTTGCCATGACCTCTTGGACCCGGGGGTCTGCTCTAATAAGGTCTTCAAGCAACCGGCGTTGCTCACCAGTGGCATCTTCCAGTTTGGCGTCTGCCGACCAGTAAGTCTCCTTCGACTTCAGTCCCTGCTGTACCTCTCTCAGTCCAAGTTCGCGGTGCTGTAACTGCATCACGGGGTCAACAAGCTCGAAGCTGACCAGGATAGAATAGTCGCTCTCAATCATGCTGGGGTCTATGACATGCCCCCTGATTCTTAGGCTCAAATCGAGTACATCTATCCATTGCAAGATATGTGACGCTGATTGTGTTGCAAGATGTTGCAGTTGTTTACTAGGGGATACGAATTTCCTACCAGCAGCAGTTGTAAGTATCGCTTGTTGACCAACTGTCGAAACGCCGGTTTCTCGGATACCTTGCAGGGCGCGGGAGAAGGTGCCCATCTCGATATCCCGGTCCAACCATTCCTCGGACTGGAACATCCAGTTAGGTTGGTTCGGCATATCCATCTTCCAAACGTCGCCCCGGTTGCCCATCTCGATAACGTCGCCACGGGCCATCTGCTCTTGGAGTTCGGCTGAGTCCATGACCGTGCCTGTGGGGTTGAACGTAGCTTCCATGAGCGCGTTGTGCCGACCTGCGATGGCCTGTGCCTGCGCTTTAAGTACTGGCATGACGGGTTCTAAGATGCCGACAGCTAGGTAACTGGGGTCACATTCCTCCAATTCCGTCACTTCCTGGCCGTAACCAGAGAAAGCGTGGCTGTAGGGCACGAACCCCCAAGTATTCTTCTCGACGAATAAGAGTTCGTTATTAGCCACCATCGCGTGCCAACACTCTGACCAGAACTCGTCTACCATGATAAGTTCAAAGGGGTCCTCGCCGGGCTTCCAGGGCTTGACCTCTCCCCGCTTGGCCCGGGCGCCGGACATACGCACCTGGGTGATCTCTTCAAGGTCTATGGAGCGTCGGTAGGCGTGTTTTACGGCTATCCTAGGCTCTTTTTCAGTGGGATCAAGTAGCACGCGGGCAGGGTGAGGGGCGCGGGTACGAAAGGGCATCATGCCTTTTACGGCGTTACGGTGGATACGGACGCGCCTTTCGTATTCGTCTTGCGGTTCGTTCCGCCCCTTCTTGGGTTTCTCCCGACGGTGGGTCATGCAACCACTATCTAGGCCATCTTCCACCACGGCGTACCCATATAAGAGGAGGTGTTTCCCGACCTGTTTCCAGGTGAGGCTCGGCTCAAATAAGGACGCCTCATCCAAGATAGCCTTCATGGCAGGCTCCACCTGGTCGGCCCGGCGCTTACTCACTTCGGTCTGGGTACTGGGCCACCGATGGATCATCGGCTCGTAGGCCAGCTGGTGGTCTACGGCGTGATCGACGATGGAGCGTGAGCGGGCTGGCTTCAGCCATTCGGGGCGGTTCATACCTTCGGGCCAGAGTTTGAACTTCTGTTGGTAATAGCTGTCTACTTCCTGCCACTTGGTATGCGTGCGTGACCATAGACCTTGCAGATACCGGGTCATCTGGCGGATGGACTCTATTGTCGGTTTATCGTCGTAAGCCAAACTACCACCTCAAACGGTTACGGTTGCGTCCTAATATGCGTTTCCAGCCACTCTCCTGGGGGCCGTAGAGATCCCGACCAGTGGACTGGGCAAAGCGCCTAAGCTGCCACGCTATGCCTACGGTCAAAGGGTAGTCGTCATGGGCTCCGGCCTGACCTTCTATCCGTCCACTCTTCTTGGGATTACGGATGACCGAGTAGAACTGGTTCAGTCCTTCTTGACTGGGCACGACTATAAGTCTATCGAATACAGCTTCTATCAGTTCTCCCCAGAGTATATACCTGGAGCGTTCATCTGTATGCCACCCGCACTTGTCGTCATCCCTGTAATACAAGCGGGGATACCGGGCCTCTCTGGCTGTGGAGATGGTAAGCACGCCCCAGTCGTTATCTTCGATTCCCCAGACAGGGTTGTGATAGAGCTTCATCAGTTCCATAGAGGCTAACGCAAGTTGGTCCGGGGGGATCAAGTTGGTCTGGATATCGGCAACAACGTAGCCTGTGCTTATATCTAGCACCACGGTTACGGCGTAGTCGCCGCCGGTGCCGTGGGATGTGTCCGTTGCGGCCACGTATCTCTTGCCAGGGTGGAATTCTTGCCAGATATTTGCCGTGACTGGGCCAACCTGGGTGATGCGGATAGGGGTACGGCAGTCTTGCGACATCAAGTTAAGGATGTCGTGATCGAAAGCGGCTATGCTCCGAGGTGGGGAGAGGGCTTCGGCTTCACTTGCGGGGTATTCTTTCTCGAACAGTGAGATGTCCGAATACTCGCGCTGTCTAGCGGTGAACCACTCGTTATCCCGGCCGGGGCGCACGTTCCACCCGTAGAAGATCTTCTTGAACCCATTATCGGGGGCTTCCTGATAGACCCTCTTGAACATGGAGCGTGCGTTCTGGGCGTTGGATGTGGACACCATGATCAGTTGGCCGCCTAGGTCGTCGATGGTGGGCTTGACTGCGGCATAGTTCGATTCCAAGTGTTCGTGGAAGTCGGCCTCGTCCAGTATGACTAGGGATGCGGTTGCTGACCGGCCTGCCTTATCGGTAGACGGGAGGGCTTTGATACCTGATTCCATCGTGGGGAAGGTGAGTTCTTGTCTGGAGTCCGTGCCAAGTTGCGTCCTCAACCCCACGGGGAGTCTCTCATAGATGAAACGGCTCTTTGAGAGCAATACCTTCGATTCTTCTTCCCCCTGGGATAAGAGCAAGACCAGTGCCCCTTCTTTATACATGGCCGTCCAAGTAGCGTAGGCTGCAAGGAGCCAGGATGCCCCGGTCTGGCGGGACTTCAACCAGACGATCAGCTTCTCATCTTCTAGGTATTGGCATACCTCTACTAGGTGGTCCCATCTCTCAAAGGGGATCACCCCCCTGCCAGGGGGTGGTTCAAGTACATATACGTAGTGCAAAAAGTCGCTGAAGTGTCTTTGTGCTAACGCGAAACTAGCTGCTTCGCCGACCTCTAGTGCCAGAGACTCATGTTCATGGACTGTCTTTATCATCACTCACCCGTGAAGTACCCTCTATGATGCGTTTCCTCAGATCTACGAGGGTTCTTAGTTCATCATCTGAGAAGTCGTTTATGGCGCGGTGTATCACTTCGCCTTCGATCTCTATGACCTGGGTGGCTTTACCGAAAGCCCGTTCCATAAGTAGTTCTATGGCGCGGATCTGGTCGCTGGGCTTGGAGCCCTCTATCTCGCCCTGGGCCAACGCTACTAGGCGCTTGACCAACATCTCCCCGTTCTGTGTGGAGAACAGTATCTTCCTGGCAAGGTCCTTGCTGTGTTTTACAGGTTTACCAGATGGGTTGCCGGACTCTCCTTTACGCCAGGGGGGTCGCCACTGGGGCGGTGGTGATCGCTCAATCATCCTGAAGCTCCCCCTCACATTCATCACAGTCTGGTGGATCGACCACATCATATTCGATCAAGTCTCTGCCCACCCCTGACGACATATAAAGATGGATCCAATCATCGGCGCAGGGCTCACATACCTCACCCAGATGTATTCGCATGAGGACAGCATACAACGGGATAACTGACCCTTGCAAGGAAGACCTGCCCATGCTACTCTACGCGAACAGTGCGGGAAGCGACTAATACTCCCGGCCCAGCCATATAGGATGGGCGCGTCAGATAGAACTGGCCCCTTATAAACGAGGGCGGTGGACCAAGACGACTTACTTGGTTAGGGGTACTATCTGGGCTGGGATGGACGAGAGTCGCTCACCAGTTAATCGCAAAATCTGCCATATGCCATTGGGACAGTTACGTTTATTTATGGTAAAGTCCAGTTGTTCTATTGCGGTAGGCCGTAGAACGCCTCCTTCTATAAACCCCCTAGACGGCTACCCCGCCCACTCT